CAGTTTCGGCACATGCGCGCAGTTCTGACAGTTTCGCTTCCGTAATGGAATCATGCTCCCTGAGTCTCTCCAGTTCGTCGGTTTCCAGCAATCGTTCGCGCTCAAGGCGGTGAAATGCAACCTCAAGCGCATGGTGCTCATCTTCGATATTGCGTAAAGCTTCCTGCGCCTGCGTGAGTTCCTTGAATGGATTGCGCGGCACGTCAATCACAGTATGATGCGGCGCTTTCCCTTCGCTTCGATAGGACTCGAAGCACGGGTCGCACAATTCAGCATCAACGGAGCGTACTACTGCAATCCGTTCGCGGCATCCGTGGCATGGCCTGCCATTAAGCGGATTGATTGGCTGAATGTTCGGCGGCTGCGCTTCCGTGCTGCCTAATAGCCTTTTCAAACCCCACATGCTTTACCTGCTCCTCTGTGATCGCTACGCCGTCTTTGTGCCAGATGTTAGGAGTTTCTGGATGCTGCACAAAGCCAGCATCGGTTAACGCTTTGCGGTTTTCTTCTATTGCAGAGCAGTGAGCCTCTTCGCAATCCTTACCGCAAAACAGTCCTGCTCCTGCCGTCCGTGGAAATCGGGTTCCACAATGACCGCAGGCCAGAGGTTTTTTGCTCACTGGATAGTGGGCTCCGGCGCTTTGACGGGAGCCGCATCATCGGAGGCAGGCTCGGCAGATGCCTGTACCTTTGCTTCAGGTGCTGGAGCTTCAGGAACCACAACAGGCTTATCTATCGGCGGAGCCGGAGCATTGCCTACTGCAATCTGGTCCGCCACGGGAGCAGCGGCTTCGGGTTCTGCCGGTTGTGCGTCATGCCACACTGAGAGCAGTTCGCTCAGAACTGCATGGTTGACGCTGACCGATCCGCCATTGATCTTGGCGTCTTTAGCCGCTTCAACAAGAACGTGATATTGCGGAGCAACAATAGACATAAGCGTTTTCCTTTTCAGCTCCCGACATAGGCGAGCAGTAGAAGATTGAGCACGTCAGCGGGAACCGTTACAATCCCGCCTTCATGCCGAAAGTGGCGCACCTTTTCTTTCAGGTCGTCAATCTGCGCCTGCGTGAGTTTGGGCTGGGCAGCCATCAGAGTTAGTTGCCCACGCACATATACTGAATAGTGTCGGTGGCCCCGGTGGTGTTCGTGATGGTTATCGAGCTGCTTGAGGCTGGTACAACCTGCACGGGGTTCGCCCTGGTAGTTACGTCATTGCCTACACAGAAGAAGGTTGACGTAGACGTAAAGGCCGGGGAAATGCCGGTAATGGTTGACGTGTTCGATGCCAGGACTGCTGATCCGTAAATGACATGAGCTGTTCCGCCCGTAGCGGTATTAGCACACGCGCCGTTAGCCGCCAAAGCCGCGCCGCAAGCGTAAGTGCTCGTAAGTCCGCCCACATTGGTAGAAGGTGCGCTGTACACCGTTGTCGCGCCAACCTTAAGAGTCAGCGTTCCACTTACGCCTGTACCGCCGGTGCCAGCAGCGCCAGAGCCAATAGTGACAGCTCCGCCAGAACCGCCAGCGCTTGACCCGTTGCCGCCAGCGCCGCCCGTAATTGCGACCGCTCCGCCAGTTCCACCGGTTATAGGGCCTGCGCCGCCCGCGCCCGCATTGAATGTTGCTGCACCGCCAGTTCCAGCCGTTCCGGAAGAAGATCCACCAATACCGCCAACTCCGGCAACCTCAGAGATTGCGCCGCCCGCGGCACCGTTGCCAGTAGTTGCCGACTGCGCTCCGCCAACACCGCCAACCACGGTTAATGGGGCAGTTCCGGCGACCGGGGAAGCGGCGGCAGGCTGGGCAGCAGGCGCGATAGAGAAATTGAAAAAGCTGCCCTGGGTGAGTCCATCTCCAAGCGTGACTTGGAGCTGGCCTGCAGCGTTACGAACCAGCATGGTGTCCGGTCCGGCCCCAGCGGTTGACTCAAATGCAATCGGCTGGTTGAAGATCACGGAAGTATTGGAGTAGCGCACCGGGCCAGTGTTGGTCTGAGCGAATACGGGCAAAGCTGCCAGCAAGCCCAGAAGCAAGAAGATCTTTAAGAATTTCATTGTGTTATTTCTCCTGATTGTGTGAATTTCCAGCAGTGCTGGCATAGCTGTGCGATTGCCTGTGAATGCGCCCGAAGGCTTAACAGTCATGAGGCAGGAATCTTTTATGTATTTGGGTATTGAGGCTTCCAGTTGTGGATATGAACGTCAGCAACATCTTCCGGGACAGGCATTCCCATTGCGCGCGCGTCTTCAGCCTTCAATATTTGCGTTGGCTCCGCAAACTCCGGTTGCTTCCGTTCTGCCTCAAAGAACTCCACTCCATCAAACCCCGCCAGCCACCAGTAATCGGAGCGCGGCTGGCTGTAGTAGGGTGTGACGCGCGCAAAGCCTTGGCGCTGGGCCTTGGCTCCTGCATCGTAGGCTTCTTTGGCGTTGACTTGGCGTGGCATCTACTTTCCCAGATGCCTCTGCACGTGCTCCATGACGCTATCCGCGTCAGGATGCACGGTGTTGCTCATGCCCTCCGGATAACCGCTGGGAGTGGCTGGGCCTTCGTCACCATCTTTGTCGTTAGCGCCTTTTGCTGGCATCTCGCGGTGAGTCCGTACGGAATAGCCGTTGTCGGCCGCGTCAATGGTCATGGACTTGAATTTGCCCTTCGGCGCCTTCAATGAATCCGCCATCTTGTTTACCCGTGCGTCTTTTTCTTCTGATCTGCTGGCCATGAAATCTCTCCTAACTGCAAATGATCTGGTACATATCCATGTCGGCACCTTCTTCCAGTTCCTTGCCCACTTTTCTCTTGTAGGCTTCAATCTCAATCACATCATCCTGCTTGCGAACGCATGTGCGGCAGAGTAATCTTTGAATCGCTTTCTTGCCCTGAAATATCCCCAATTCGCTCCAGCTTTTGCGCTGCATCGCCTGAGTGACAGGCCCTTCATACCGCCGGATGTCCTTCACTACAAAGTGCTGTACAGCAGAGCAGCCGGTAGCGTGATCGCCTTGGCTCCCGCAAGAGCATTGGTCAGTCAGTATTTGCGGATAATCTTTTGCGCCACAAAGCGAGCAGCTCCTCAAGATCCAACGCCCATCATCATCTGCTGATGCGTTACGCCGCCCAGTGTGTAAGTGATCGTGATTTGCACGTAATCAACCTCTGGCGTGGGAGCACCGCTGGTTGAGATGGCCGACACCTGAACGCCGAAATTGGCATTATTGAAATCGGTTGCTACAAATCCAGCCAAGTCCGCTCCTGACCACGTATAGCTCGCAAGGGCTGGGCTAGCCGGCCACGCTGTTGCGGTGGCTTTATTTGGCCCTGTCGGCACTCCCGCCTTCAGTAGCGTCACATCGTTGTCGGTGCATATAGTTCCCGGCATGACCTACACCTTAAGGCGTGAAATATCAACTTGCACTGAGCTTACCGTGGCGCCTGCTGGAATATTGAAACCGAATTGTTTGGCCAGAAGTTCATTTGTCGCAATTCCGAAGCCGCTGAGAGGAGCGGATGCCACGCTGCCGTCATTGGCGGTTATATTCCCTGGATTCGACCATGCGGTATTCACTCCGCCGCCATCGGCTCCCGTTCCTGCAATTGTCGGCCCTGCCACTGACATATCCAGTTACCTCACAAACATCAAAACGTCTGCTGCGCTCGCTCCGGCCCCGGTTGGCGTAGTGGTACAAGCGACCGACAGCGCGACATCGTGTGCAATGCCGACTTTGTTGAGCGGCAGGACTGCGCCGCCGCTTGCAGGCAAAGGAATCCAGTAATCCGGCACCGTGGTTCCCACTGTGACGTTGGCGGCCTTCTTGTCAAACACTTGGACAAAAGCTTCCGCCGCAGTCTGGTTCACAATCTGCCAGCCCTGCAATTGGCACGGTGTGGTCTTTATATCCACGGCTGCACCAGCGACAGCAGCAGCATTCAGCGGCTTTTTGATTGGCGGAAAGTTAGACATGTGACCTCTTGTTATTCCTCGTAAAAAACCTTCAGCATGTACCGCTCGCCAGCCTTAATGTCGAAACGTTCCTGCATATATGCCTTCAACTCGCTCGGAACGCACGCTCTGGCAAGTATTTTCGAGAATTGCTCCGCTGTTACATTGATGTTGCGCTCTGTAACAATTAGGTCGCTCACTGCGCGCTTTCCGCTCTCTGCATCCTTCGCCATGCGTCCTGCTCCTCTGCTGTAAGCTCTTCCACCGGCAACACCGGGGCCATATTCCGCGCAAACGTCAAATTGAAAGCATCGGCATCGTCCGGGCTCTTCTCGCCGCGCTTCTGAATGCTTTCTTTGGACTCAATTACCAGTTTGCGTGATGAATTGATGTGATAACCCGGCAAACAAAGTTGCGATTTCAGTTGTTCGTCATCGGCGATGGTGCCAAGCAGCATGTGCTCTTTCGATTTCATCCATAGATATGCCCGCATGTTCAAGCAATGCGAATCCGGACTGGCGGATCCTGCGTTTACTTCATAGACGTTTGTATGTCCAAGCCCACGCAACCGCTCCGCTATCGCTGCACCGAACGCTGAATCGATAAACAGTGCCGCCACCCACTTACCGGGCCGCCGATCTGTCAGCAACTCATGGCACTTTGCTACGCGCTCATCCCGGTTCGGGTCTTTCTCTCCCGGTAGCCGCCACGGCGCCATTCCCTCGGGGTTTCCATCCAGGCCGCGGCGGAATCGAATTACGTTCCATGCTCGCCCACCGCCTGATACGTCAAATCCAGCTAGCAGCGGCTCACCGGGCGGAACGGCAATCTTTCGCGCTGCAGCCTCATCTACCCGCTTCTTGTCGATGTATTGCAGTTCTGAAGCTGAAGGCGGATAGCCTAGAATCCTTGACTTGCAGAAATCAGAATCTATCCCGTAATCTGCAATCCACTGGGCTAGCAGTTCTTTGTTGGTAAACCGGCTGGTTCTTGAATCTACCCGGCGATGGTTCCAGCGAACATTCTTTGCGCCGCAGCAGATTTCGTAAAACTCGCCAGTGTTCCTGACCAATTGCCCCCATGCAAATATCATGGGCTCGCCGTCTGTCATGCCGCCATAGGAAGTCTCAAATATCTTGTTTGGGACTTCTGATGCTTCGTCCATCAAATACCAGGACGTAGACTTGCGCGCGTGCTGGCCGGCGAAGCTCTGAGCGTTCTGCTCTTTGCACGTCTGCGGACTTACCTTCCATGCTTCAGGATATTTCCTGTGGTAGATACCTGAAGCCTGAATATCAAACCAGCGCGCCGTGATGCACATCTTGCCCCAGTGCATCATCGCAGCCCATGTTTTCTCTTCTAGCTGCGTATAAGTCCCGGCCGTTACCGTGCCGATACTCATAGGCCGGGTTGAAAGTATCCACCAGCCTAGCCATGCTCCCATGGCGCTCTTGCCTGTACCGTGGCCTGAGCTTTCTGCCATCTGAATAGGCAGAACAGGATTGGAGCCGTCAAACTTTCGCGCCTTTACTTCTTCGCCCAGTGCCTTTAGGAACTCGATCTGGTTAGCATCTGGCCCTGCCTCATCTTGCAGCGCCCCTGGTGCGCCCCAGCGCCATGCAAAATAGACAAATCCAAGCGGGTCGGCATAATACTTACTGACCTCGCGCGCTAACTCAATTTGCGCTGAGGCATTGGCCGTGGTCATTCCGCATGGGCCGCCGCTCGTTGCCGCCCTTCGGCCAAAACTTGCAGAAGATCTTCATCCGCTCCAACCTC